TTGTTGGAGGTTTTGCTGGATAGTGTCAAAGGTAAATGCAGCAGTATTCTCTAACATCTGTAAGGCTGTTTGCTTTGCCAACTCTCTATATTGTGCCTCTTTCTTTGCCTTTTCTTCTAAGTATTTAGTATCAATCTCCCCTTGCTTTTTCTTAAAATCTTCGTGTTCTTTTAATTCCTTTTCTATCTGCGCATAAATTTCTTCTGATGTCTTATAGCGACCTTCTGCGGCTATTCTTGCATACATATCGTCAATCTCTTCAACACTTTTATTGTACTCTGTTTGTATGTCTAACTGCTTATAAGCATTCTTTTTTAATTGCTCTGTTGATGCAACATCTATTTCTGCTTTATTTTTGGCAAAGTCTTCTTGCTCCTTTAATTGCTTTTGTATCTCACTGTATATTTCTTCTGATGTCTGATATCTTTTGTCTTGTGATATCTTGGCATACATATCATCAATCTCTTGACTTGTCTTATTAAATTCAATCTGTATGTCTAACTGCTTGTAATAATTTTTTCTTAACTCTTCTGTTAATCCAGCATTTTCCAATGCTATCTTATTGGCATCCTCTTGTGCCTTTGCTGCTATTTTTAATTTTTCATCCTCTTTTTCTTTTAAATCCTTCTTCTCCTTGTCTGAATATTTAGTAATAATATCATTCTTTTGCTTATTAAACAATTCAATATTTACTTTTGTATCTGCATCGAATGACTTCTGACTTTGTCCTGTTTCTTTTTGTGCTCTTTTTCTTTCCCTAAATTCTTGGTCATAACCTATTTGAAGTGCTTTTAATTCGCCCTCCTTACTGCCTTGCAATAGTTGTTGTCTTTTCTTTAATACATTGGCATAAACCTCAGCATCCTTTTCATACATCTTGCCTAATCTTTCTTGTATTTGCTTTGCTGACTTCTCGGTGCTACTCATTTCAACAACTAAATAGGCAATCCCTGCAACTATTAATGATATACCAGCAGTTGCAGCAGCCATAGCGGCTGTAATTTCAAAACCCATTATTTTTGCACTCTTTCCAGCTAATCCTTGTGCTACTGATAAATATGTTGTTTTTAATATTCCCTCTCCAGTTACTAAAGTATTTATCTCTTGAATACCTGTTAGCAATGCCATTGCTGACTGAACTTTCAATAATGTTTTTTCAACCTTTTCGTTTTCGCCACCCAATAATCCTATTGCACCCTGAGTAATTGCTACCCCTGCGGCTAATCCTCTAAATCCTTCAACTACTGCATCAATTCTTTTTGTGTCGCTTGATAGTGCTTTAATCTTTTGGTTGACATCTCCTAAATGGTCGGTTAATTCTGCTGCTCTCTTGGTTGCTTCGGATAATTGTTTTGCATCTAATCCACCACTTGCAATCTGTGCTTTTAGTTCTTTTAATTCTTGCTTTAGTGTCTTGCTTTTCTTTCCTGCTCCCTCCATCTCCTTACCCATCTCGGCAAAATGTTCAGCAACTCCCTCCAATACTCCTGCTTGAATTTCGTTCTTTAACTGAGCCATCTCATTTGAAAAGTTTCCTGCTTCCTTTGTGGTGGCTTTTAATGTATTTAGATACTTGGCTTGGGATTGATTAATTTCATCAATCTTTCTTGCATCTTCCTCGCTAATCTTTCCAAGTAATTTAAGTTGGTCAACTGCTGGTTGTAATCCCGTTGTGTCGGCAGTGAATTTTATTATTACGTTTTCCACTATCTTTTATTAGCGGTTCGTTGTGCTTGTTGGCTCTTTGCCTCATTTGCAAAGAAAAAGAAATCATACAAAGTTAATGTATTTATTTGATATGTTGGAGGCAGAAATTTCATCACTATCAATTTCAATCGTTCTCGGCTTTCAATTCCTCCTCTAACATTATCAACGAATGAGCCACCGCCTGCATCTTTTCGATTTGTTCCACCACCCTCAAATACGCTTGGGAACTGTCTCCGTATGTATTTAAAAACGGTATCAATCTCTTTAAAGGTTCGTGCAAAAAAAAACCATCACCAAACTTTTTCCAACTCTCAATTTTATGCTTATTATACTCGTGGTCGTATCTCAATACACTTTCTTTTTCATCAATAAAGGCAACTGAGGCAACCTTATAGATTATCTCAGGACTTATGATGTACTTTAATCGTTCCTCAAATCGTGCTATCTCTATGAACATATTTTTTAAGTCCAAAGATTTACCATTCTTAACCTCGGTACATCTTTTCATTACTTCGATATGGTTAAGCAAGTAATCCCTTGTAACTCCATTTTGAAGTTCCTCAAAAAATATTAAGGCATCCAATCCACGTTGGAATGGCATTGAATTTTTATCCTTAAACTCAAAATATCTGGTGCCATTGCACTCAAATGCATATTCTAAAGTAAATCCATCCTTTACAATTATATCAGAACTCGGCTTCAAGTTCTGTAATCGCTTTTTTATCGCTCCAAACATTGTTTATTTTTATTTGATATTGGTTTAATTTCTTGTAAACTTTTACTTCTAAGGTATCGTTGGCAAATCTATGATATTGGTTGTTCCCTTGGCATCCGCAGGAATGTCCTTTGGCAACAAATCCATTATTATTTAGAGTTAACAACCAATTCATTTAATCTGGGTAAATAAGTGATGTAAATAATCTATTCAATCCACTTAATGCCATACAATATGCACCCATCCAAAAATAGCTGTAAGGCAACCCATCGTAAATAAAAAATGACAATGGCAATCCATAAATAACAATCATACAAGGTGGGCAGTTGTATAATGGCTTGGTTATCCAAAACCATTTATCCCCAATCAACTTTTCAAAGTAAGTTGTTATTGGCTTAAAAATCATTCCATCCCCGGCAAACATATTGTGAATACCAATAATAGCAAGTGAGTTAAAAATTAGTAATACAAAGACTTGAAATGCTTCAATCTTTGAGTTTAGAATCCATAGTTGTTCTTCCATTGTTTTATTTATTTAGCAACAAGGTACATTCTCAGTCCTTACATCTGCATCTATTAATATTTTTGTAAAATTCAAAATAATCTGTGAGTATTCTACCTCGCAAAGTGTTAATGTTACGGGAACACATAAGGAAGTAAGCTCATTTATTTCAATTACTACCTCACCCGTTCCATCGTTCCAAAAACCATCCAACAAATCGTCTTTAGTTAGATTAATTACTCCGTATGCATTGGTTGTTTTCCTTGTCTTTAATACCATCCCATTAGGAAAGGTAAATGATATTTGATACTCCGTGTTATTTTCTAAATCGAAGTTTAAATAAATATAGTCAATGCACCCTGGTACATCTTGTTTGTATGTTTTGTTGCAGTTTAATAGTGCCATAGTTTATTTTTTTATTCCCCAAAAGTACAAATCTTGCGGATATTCTAATCGTGTTTTAAATTGGTAAATCAAAAAGTCTTTTTCAAAATTAAAGTTTCCAAAGAAGTTGCCCTCAGTTAAATTCATATAGTAATCCTCCCAATCTTCGGCCTTACTTGTAAATGGTGAATCGCTTGGTGATGTTCTCTTAGTTCCGTGTTCAGGTCTGCCAGTGGTGGCACAAGTGAATATAAATAAACCTCCACTCTTCAATAGATTATCAATAACATTCCTAACCGTTTCTCTCCAATATTTATCGTGCTCAAAACATTCTGTTGAAATAACAACATCGAATTGATGACCTCCGTTTGGCTTAAATTCGTGTCCTTTGCAAACTATATCCACGTTGTTACCTTCTCCAATATCAATCCCGGTGTAATCGTAATTGTCAAATAAATATCGGTTGTTTCCATTTATGTCTAAGCTACCAATATCTAAGACTGAAACTCCTTTGAAGAAGTCAGGCATAAATTCTTTAACTGATTTGCAGAAGTTTATTTGCTCTTGGTGTGCCATTATTTATAATTTTCTGTATAGATTTTGTAATCTTCTGCTTGGATAAGTCCAAACTCAGGAAGTCTTGTTGTGGTGCTTATATCACTTTCAATCTTACATCCGTATAGCTTCTTAGCTTTGCCTTTAGCGTATTTAATTAAATAGTCATCTCCACACGCTATCTTCAAGTCAAACGGAATATCTACATAGTTAGATTTGTGGATGAACATTGCACATCCATAGCCATAAGGTCGCTCAATAACATCTGTAAGGTTCATCGATACGGATTGTTTTAAGGCATAATTCTCAAAACACATTCCTACTATTCCAATATCAGCTAACTTATCGAGCAGGAAACTAAATACATTTGTATCAATTAGGATGTCATCGTTAAAGATGGCTATGTTATCATTGTCAGCAAGTTTAACTCCATAATTCCAAGATTCATTTACAAATAAATTTTCAACCCTTTTATCAATATAAAGTTTGGTATTATAAATCAATAATTCTTTTTCTAATTCGCTTCTTTCATTTGAAATGATAGTAATATCATTTACCAACTCACAATCTATTAGGGATTGAATTAATGGCTTAATCTTATCAGATTTCCAAAGGGTAGGGATAATTACGCTAAACATATTTCAATTGTCATTTGCAAACATACTATTTTTTTAATTACGATTGAGAAATTTTAAACAAAAAGAATTACAAGCATAGCGAAACGTATCTAAGGCATCAGCCTGTTGTGCCGGGTCGCTTCTGTCTGCTTTCTTAATTGAGCCATCAGGCAATACCGTAACATTCTCAAAATCGAATTGTAATGACTTAGTATTTTCTTTATCCAATAGCACATTCCCTCTGCTTAATAAACTATTTACCAACACTCGGTTATCCGCTAACCTTGGATTGACAACTGGCACCACTAACTGATTATTGGAAAGGTTCAATTGACTTTTAATAATCTTGTAATAATTCATATTGTCTTGCACCATTGCAGAAGTTGAACTACCACTTGCATCGCCTGTTACCAAAAATAAAGCATTCCCATACTTAGTCTTTATTACTTGGCATAGTTCAAATATATCTGAGTTAGCAAGTTTAATTGTTTCAATTACTCGGATAGTGTCGTAGTTAGGTACTTGAACAACTGAGCAACTAATTGGATTTTTGTTGAAGTCAAAGGAAAGTATTATCTCTAAGTTTGGCAATATATCAACTTTGCCTAAGTGTTTTTGTTCTTCGTAAGCATAAGCCCACCTTGCACCTAAATTATCAAAGTTACTCCAATCGCCTAAAATAAATTGCCTTTTATATCTTTCATCCAGGTTCTCCCAATTCTTTTTTTGCTCCTCAGTTACAAAAGCATTATCTGTTGGGTAAGCTAATTGATAATGGAATGATGGTTTTAATTCATCTTTTAAAAAAGGTTCGTGAACTGCTTTTTTTATCCATTTTTGAGTAGGATTAAAAGTAGCCAAAGTAATAGGGGTTGGCATATTGTCAATGTACCAACTTCCATTCCTTGAGTTTCCAACATTCCACAATGCTTCTGAAAGTTCTTCTATCTGTTCGTAAAAGATACCATTTGTTTCAAGTCCTAACAAACTATCCAATGTCGGATCGTGTGAAATGTTTTCACCCCTAAAAAATATCTTTGCATCCGTTTTTTTGTTGTAAATAAAGTAGTTTGATTTATCCCTATTCCATCCGTAGTTATTTGAATCCTTTACAATCTTTTCAAATGTTGGAATTATTGTTGAATTTAATGCTGGGAAATCACTTCTAAAAATATGCCATCTTGAGTTAGGGTACATTTTACAAAAGGTAAGTAATGAAGCAGCACAAACAAAAGATTTACCTCCTCTAATTGCACCACCATAAAAGAAATGTCTTTTTTCGCTTTGCCCGGTAATTCCTTTTAAAACTTCTGAAAAGAAATCAAATTGTCTTGGGTTTTTCTCAAAGTCAATTATCATATTTCAATTTCAGTTCCATCTTTTAGCCTAATCTTTGTTTTGTTGGCATCCTCAATTTTTACTTCTTGCCTTACTTGAGTAGGTGCATAATCACCCACCATTTTATTTAGTTCTGCAATTGCTTTTATCCTTTCTGAAAAACTTGGAACTTCTGACACCTCAACTAATTTACCTCCCGAAGCAGTTTCTTGAGTTATAGTTATTTCACCTCTAAGCAACTTAGACAAATAAATCATTCTTTCATTTGCATTGGCAATTGAACCTTCAACAATTATATCGGCTGCCTTTTGGTTTGCTAAATCAACTATCTTTTTATTTTCGGCTTGTAGTTCAGAAATGTATTTTTGTATTTCAGTCGATTTAAGCAACCTTGAAGCTGCCGACCTGACTACACTACTATTTTCTTTGTTGTAAGCAACACAATAAGCATTAGTGGCATCCTTACCATTAAAATACTCATTTGCAAATTGTTTTTGTTTGTCTGTTAACATTTAGTTGCAAGGTTGTTAACTTGCCATAATACAAAAGTACAAATTATTTATTAATTGCAAGTTTATTTGGCTTCATTGTTTTTTCAAACTCCCAGATTGCTTTTTCGTAGTCGTACTTTTCGGGTGTTAAACTAAGCAATCCTCTGTTGTCAAGATAGGTTATGAAGTCCATTAGTTCTTTTGTGGTTGCCATAGTTTACTGTTTGTATGTTTTATTGTAATATTCTTCGCCATCCAAGTTTCTATTTTCTAATGGAAAGCCATCGACTGCATTAACTATCTGTTGTTTCTCTTCTTTTAGTGCTTTTTTAAACTCTAAGCGACTTTCTTCTGTAAGGTGATAGTTTTCTTCTATGTAGTCTATCAAGTTTTGTAGTGCGGTTTTATTCATAGTTTACTGTTGTTTGATTATCCAATTATCTGTCAACTCTTTTGCCTTAGCCTTGAATATTGCAACCTTGCTGAGTGGTACTAAGGTCTGAACGTATTTCGATGGCTCAGAGAATTTAGGTTTGACACCTGCACCTTTGCGGATGCCTCCCCTTTGTTTTTTAGTTTCCATAAATTTCTATTTTTTCAAATGCACACCATACCGGGAATATCCATTCCTTTAATTCTATAAGCCCTTGCATATTTTTTATATCAATTTCTAAAAGAGGATAAGCCACTCCATTGGAGTAGCCTATTCCTTTGTGTAAATTATTTTCCATTTTATTGTGCAACTTTAAATGTATAATACTCACAATTTGCAAAACAAGCACTTATTTCTGATTGCTTATCTCCCCAAATTTTTAAAACACTTAAATACCAATCATCAAACATATTTGCATCTGCTTTAATAAATTGCTTTTCTCTTGAGAAATTTGTTGCATTATCATAAGCATAGTCATCAGTATACTTGCCTGTGCATTTTACTAATAAATTTCCTTTTCTTAATTGATTTTTAAACCAAGTTTTGTTAATTGTTGTTTTCATAGTTTGTTTTTTTAATTGTTAATTGTTGCACAAATCTAAGTTCTTTAATTTGATTACACAATAGGCAATCAAAAATAATTTACTTATTTTTTCTAACTTGCTAATTATCAATACTATTATTTTTGTTTTCCCTTAATACATTTTCCATCTAACATCACTTTTCTAAGTTTATTTTTTTGTTTAGCTTAAAAATATCTCGTAAAATTGTAGCCCACTTTTTAGAAGGCATCGTCTGTCAGTTCAAATTGCTTAGACTTTGGCAATATTTTTACTTCTTGAAATGGCATCTCAATAACTCCTTTCTTCTGCGGTGAATAAAATTTGGTTGTAGGACCGTGAAAATTGATAGCAACCATTCCTGTGCTTCCTGAACGATGCTTTGCAATTATAACCATTGCCTTTCCTTTGGTGTCGTTTCCTTCTTCATCTGTGGTGATGTCGTAATACTCTGGTCGGTAAAGAAATATTACTATGTCGGCATCTTGCTCAATGCTTCCACTATCTCTAAGGTCCGATAACTGAGGTATCTTTCCTGCACGTTTCTCCACTTCTCTACTTAATTGGCTTAATGCTATTATTGGAACATCTAACTCCTTTGCAAGTGCTTTAAGATTTGCAGTTATGATTGATACTTCTTCGTTTTTATCTTTGGTCTTTCTACCTGATGTCATCAATTGTAGGTAGTCAATAATTATCAATCCTATTTTCTTTTCTCGCTTCATCTTGCGGCACTTGTTTCTTAAATGGAACATTGATATGGCTCCAGTGTCATCAATGTATATTGGTGCTTTTTTTAGCGGTCCGCAAACTTCTGTTACTTGATGTTGTTCTTCGGCTGTAAGTCCTGAACGAATAAATTTATCCAAATATAAATTAGTTTCTGCTGCCATCAATCTACTCATTATTTGAGTTTTTTTCATCTCTAAGCTAAATATCAAAATAGGTATCTCTTTATCTACTGCAGCATTTCTTCCACAAATTGCAGCTAAAGCACTTTTACCCATTCCGGGTCTTGCT